CGGGCGATCCTGTACCTCCGGCAGAAGCTGGGCCTGCCCACCAGGGCGTGGCGTGACCTGGTCGGTGCGATGCACGACCGGGCGTTCGTGGTCGCAGGCGCCGTCAAGATGCAGCTCGTCGAGGACCTTCACGCGGCCGTGCTGCGGGCACTCGAGGAGGGACGCACGCTCGAGGACTTCCGTAAAGACTTCGATCGGATCGTCCAGGCCCACGGCTGGAGCTACCGCGGCAGCCGCGGCTGGCGGACCAGCGTGATCTACCGGACCAATCTCCGGACGGCGCACGCGGCGGGTCGTTACGAGCAGATGCGCTCGCCAGAGGTGCTGGCCGCGCGGCCCTACTGGCTCTACCGACACGGCGGCAGCCGCGTCCCGCGTCCGGACCACCTCAGTTGGGACGGGTTGGTCCTGGCCGCCACGGATCCATGGTGGGAGACGCACTATCCCCCGAATGGCTGGGGGTGCTCCTGTCTCGCGTTCTCGCTGTCGGCCAGCGAGGTCAAGCGGCGTGGGCTGAAGATCGCCCGGCGGGCTCCACGCGACGGCACGTACGAGTACACCGTCCCCGAGACTGGCGAGGTCGTGGATCTGCCGGCTGGCGTCGGATACGGCTGGGACCACGCTCCCGGCCGCGCCTGGCTGGAGTCGCTGACGCCCCGGGCACTCGAGTCGTGGCCGGCCGGCGCGGACCGCATCCCGATCGAGCGGCGCTGGCACCACGAGCTCGGGCCCGTGGAGGCGCCGGCGCCCCGCCCACTGGCCAGCGACATCCTCCTCCAGGACGGTCTGCCGCCGGAGGAGTACTTCGCCGCGTTCGCGGGGGAGCTGGGGCTGGGCGCCGACGGCGGCGTGCTACTGGACGTCCTGGGCGAAACCCTGGCGATCACGCGTCGCCTCTTCACGGAGCGCGGCGGCAGGGACAAGACGTTCAAGACCGGCCGTCATCGGTATGTGCGAGCCCTCGCTCGCACGCTCGCAGACCCTGACGAGATCTGGGTGCAGATCGTGCCGCTCGGCGAAACGCCCGGCCAGTACCGGGTCGTCCGGCATTATCTCGCGTGGTGGCGCGTCGGGGACGACGAGCGGAGCGCGCTCGCCGGGTTCACGTGGACCGGCGACCACTGGATCGGGGTCACGGCGTTCCCGCCGACATCCACGGACACGCGCCGGCGCGGGATCCGGATCTACCGCCGGCCAACAGAGAGGCCCTGACGCTCGGAGCGACAGGGCCATCATCCGCGGGTCATCAATTGCCCTCCGAGAACGTAGCCCGCGTGACGGCGGGAATGTAGCAATGCCGGTACACGTCACCTACCGACTGGGCGCGGCGGCCGCGGGGCGCAGTGTCCGGCGGTTCATGGAGACGCTCGACCGGACGACCCTCCATGCGGAGATCGGTGAGCAGCTCCTCCTCTCCACTGACGAGCGCTGGGTGCGGGAGGTGGCGCCGGACGGCACTCCCTGGGCGCCGCTGTCGCCGGCGACGATCGAGAGCGGCGCCAAGCGCCAGCGGCGCGGCCGCCTGCGGCCGGGCGACGTCGCGGCGTACTCGGTGCACAAGCGCATCCTGCAGGAGCTCGGCACGCGCGGAGGCCTCCGTGGCTCGATCGTCTACGAGGCGGGCAACGACGACGTCCGGATCGGCAGCAACAAGGTGTACGCGCGAGCGCACCAGCGCGGACTGGGAGAGCGCTCGAACGTGGCCAGCCGCCGGCGCTTCGGCGCCCTGCCGGCACGGCCGTTCGTGGGAGTGTCAGATGACGACGAGCTCGCGATCGCGGACGTTATCCGCGACTGGCTCGGCAAGCGCGTGCGCTGACCCCGCGTCGCGGCGCGCGGGGGTTTTTGCATTTCCGTTTTAGAGGCTCCGGGGGAGGGTCCCGTAGCGTCCCCCATCTGCCGCGCCGACCCGCCCTCAGAAAATCGCCTCTAAGGCGCGCGACCCCTGTTCCGCACTCCCGGCCGCACGTTCCCCGGGCCTGCCACACGCGAGTTTTTGAACCCTGTTTGAATGAAGTCTCGGCCCGTCCCGCAGTGAGGAGACTCACCGTCCTCCGCGCCGGCGCGCACACCGCCCATTCAGGTGCCTCCGTCGAGTTCGACGAGGCGGCGATCGCGGGCATGGCGTCGACGTACGACCCGGCCGTCCATGAGGCGCCGCTGGTCGTGGGTCATCCCACACTGGACGCGCCGGCCTACGGCTGGGTGCGCTCGCTCTCGGCCGACGCCGGCGTGCTGGCTGCCGTGCCCGACCAGGTCGCGCCGGCGTTTGCGGAGCTCGTCCAGGCCGGGCGGTTCAAGAAGATCTCCGCCGCGGTGTATCTGCCGGGCTCGCGTAGCCACCCACTGGGGCCGGACGCCGCGCACCCGTACCTCAAGCACGTCGGCTTCCTGGGTGCCACGGCGCCGGCCGTGAAGGGCCTGCGCGCCGTGGAGTTCGCGGCCGAGGTCGACGGCGACGTCGTCGAGGTCGAGTTCGCGGACGTGGACGCGCCGGCCTGGACCGTCAAGACCGTGCTCCGGCTCATCCGCCGCTTCCGCGACTATCTGGTCGACGAGAAGGGCGTCGAGGTTGCCGAGCAGATTATGCCGGCCAGCGAGATCGACTGGGCGCTCGACGACCTCGCGCGGGAGGAGGGGCGCGCCTATTCGTCCAACCCGTCTTCATTCGCCGAGCCGGCGCCGCCGGCCGATCGCACCACGCCCACCACGGAGTCCATGACGCCGGAACAGACCGCAGAGCTCGCAGAGCGCGAGCAGACGCTGACCACCCGCGAGAGCGAGATCCAGAAGCGCGAGGCCGCACTGGCCACCGAGGAGGCCACGCGCCAGCACGCGGCCCACGTCGAGTTCGCCGAGGGACTCGCCGACGACAACGCGCGCATCCTGCCGCGCCACGTGCCCGTGGTCGCCGGCGTCCTGGACGCACTCCGCGGCGTGGCCGCGGACGGCGCGACGGTCGCATTCGGCGAGGGCACCGGTGCGGAGCAGCTGGCGCCGGCCGACGCGCTCGAGCGGATGTTCGCTGAGCTGCCGAGCCACGTCGAGTACTCAGAGGTGTCGCGCCCCGACCCCGAGGCCAACCGCGTGGCCACGGTGGAGTTCGCCGCGCCGGACGGGTACTCGGTCGACGACGCGCGCGGCCGGCTCCATGCCAAGGCGCTCGCCTACCAGGCGCAGCACAAGGACGTCGATTACGTCACGGCAGTGCGCGCCGTCGGCGGCTGAGACGTACCCGCGCGGCTTCGTCGACCACCCACATCTCCTTCTCTACCACGGCCACGGCCATGCCTCAGTCCATCCCCGCGCAGACCCTCACCATCGTCGCGACGGGCATCGTCACCAAGCGGCGGTTCGTCACCATGCTGGGCGCGCTGGCCGCCGCCGGCGCCCACGCGTTCGGAGTCGCGCGCTACAACGCCGCCGTCGGCGACGAGCTGCCCGTGGATACGCTCGGAACGACAGAGGTCGAGGCCGGCGGCATCTTCGCGAAGGGCGATCCGCTCACGCCAGACGCGACGGGTCGGGCGGTGCTCAACGCCCAGCCCCAGCCGCTGGTGAAGACGGCCCTCATAGCCGGTGGCGCCGCCGGCGACCACGTGGTTACCGGCATCCTGACCACGGACATCCTGGTCAGCGTGACCGAGGAGGACGGCACCTCCGGCGTGATGACCGACCGGACCGCGGAGTTCGAGATCTCGGCCGCCGACACGATCAACAACACGGGCGGGACGTCCACCGCCACGGACAAGCTCCTCGTCGTCTACCAGCGCCCCGGCAAGCCGACCGTCGCGCGCGCGCTCGAGGCGGCCGCAGCGCCCGGTGACGTGGTCGAGGCCAACCTGATCCCCAACTGAATCTGTCGGCCGCTCGTCCTGAGCTGCCCTGAGCTCGCCCCCCACCTCCTCTACAGCCAGGCGCCATGAACCCGCAAGAGACGCGCGTCATCGACCCCATCCTCACGAACGTTGCCCGCGGCTACAAGCAGGCGTCGTTCGTGGGCAAGTACCTGTTCCCCGCCGTCCCTGTGCGCGTGAGCGGTGGCCAGGTGATCGAGTTCGGGAAGGAAAGCTTCCTGCGCTACAACACGCGCCGCGCCCGTGGCGCCGCCACTCGGCGGGTGCGCTTCGGGTACGAGGGCGCACCGTTCGCGCTCGAGGGGCACCGCCTCGAGGGTCAGGTCGCCATGGAGGACCAGCGCGACGCCTCGATCGTCCCGGGCATCGACCTCGGCCGCGGCGCGGTCCACCAGGTGATGCGCGTGCAGGGCCAGGAGCTGGAGATCCAGCAGGCCACGATCGCCACCAACGCCGCGCTCTACGCCGACGACCACAAGGTGGCGCTCGCCGACGAGGCCCAGTGGTCGCATGACTCCTCGAAGCCGGCTCGGCAGATCGAGGACGCCAAGGAGGTCGTTCGCGGACAGATCGGCATCGAGCCGAACACGCTGCTGCTCTCGGCGAAGGCGTTCAAGGCACTGAAGCAGAACGAGAGCCTGGTCGAGAAGATCAAGTACACGTCGAGGGACTCGATCACGACGGAGATCCTCGCCCAGCTGCTCGACGTCGAGCGCGTGGTGGTCGGCTCGGGGATCTTCGCGGCCGCCGAGGCCGCGCCCTTCGCGGACATCTGGGGCAACAACGCCGTCCTGGCGTACGTGCCCGCAGGCGCCGACGGTCAGACGTACGCGCCCGGCACGGGCGGCCTGAACCGCGAGGAGCCGTCGTACGGCTACACCTACGTCATGGAGGGCCACCCGGCCGTCGAGGCGCCCTACCTCGACCGCAACACCGTCTCGTGGATCTACCCCTGCACGTACGAGCGCGCCCCCGTCCTCTCGGGCATGCTCGCCGGCTTCCTCTTCCAGGACCCCTGGGCCCCGGCTGAGGAGGAGGAGGGCTGATCTGAGAATCCCCCGGACGGCTTCGCCAGGGGTCGTCCAGCGGGTGTCGGCGCCCGGTCTCCGGGCCGGCACCCGCAAACCTTCGCCTCCACATCGATGCCTCGGTATCCCGTCCTCAGCCCCGTTCACACTGGCCGCCGGCGCGTCCGTACGGGCGATACGCTGGAGCTCCCCGCGCGCAAGGCCGAACGGCTAATCGCCATCGGCGCACTGGGCACGGCGATCAAGGAGCGCGCCGCTACGCCCGCGACCGAGGGCGGCAGCGGGGTGTCGGCACAGACCAAGCCGGCGAAGGAAAAGGCGCCGGCCAAGGAGAAGGCGCCGGTCAAGGACAAGGCGCCGGCAAAGGAGAGCGCCGGCGACGGCGACGGTGCCCCCAACCCCCCTGAGTCCTCGCCGGGCTCCTGAGCCCAGCGACCGAAGCATCCTGCCTCGCGATGTACGCCACACGCGCTCGCATGATCGAGATGTTCGGTGAGGAGGACCTGGTCCTGCTCACCGGCGGCAGCGGCGCGATCAACGCGGCCGCGCTCGACAGTGCGATGCGAGCGGCCGAGTCCGAGGTCAATGGCTACCTGGGTGGCGTCGTCTCGCTGCCGATGGACACGGTGCCCGACGTCCTGCGCCTGCACGCGTGCAACATCGCCTACTGGTACCTGGACACGGACAATCCGACTAAGGGCGCGGAGAGTCGCTACAAAGCGGCGGTCCGCTTCCTCGAGCGTGTCCAGGATGGCAAGGCCTCGCTCGGCGTGGCCACCACGGACGAGGGGTCCGTGGCTATCGCCCCGGAGGGTGGCGTGACCATCGACGCCCCGGGCCGCATCTTCACGGACGAGCGACTGAACGGCTATGTCCACTAGCCGCCACGCCGTCCAGGAGCAGGTCCGCCTGCTGCTCGAGCCCCACAAGGGCGCGCGGCAGCTGGACATCTTCCCCGAGGACTCGAGTGTCTACCAGGAGGTTCACCTGCGCAGCAAGACGGGCGCGCTCCTGGTCAGCTACGCCGGCGGCCGGCGGGTCCGCGGAGACGAGCGCACACCCGGGCGCAGCTTCGCCCTCGACGTCGTAGTGCTCGCGCGCAGGCGGGAGGGCGACGCCGGCGCGCTGGCCACTCTCTCGGTGATCGAGGACGCCCTCGACGGCGCGCGCTTCGCTCTGGATGGCGTCAGCTACCAGGTGGTTTACGAGGCGGACCGGTTCGTCGACCATGAGGAGAGTGTCTGGCACTACGTCGTCCGCGTGAGCTGCACCACACTCTGAGCTGCATCTACCCATGAAGCTCACCGGCGCCCCCACATACACGATCGTTGTGCCGGCCGTCGGGCGCGTCACGTTCGTACGCGGAGAGGCCGTGCCGGCGCACTGGCGCTCGCACGTGCCGGCTGCGGACCACCACCTATTCACCGCCGCGCGTGACGACGCTGCGGCGCCCTCCGCGGGCTCGGATGACCCAGCGGAACCCTCATCATCGCCCATCACAAGGGCGCCCGCCGGCGACGCACTCAGCGCGCCGTCATCAGCCGGTGCGTCAGCTGACGCACCGGCACCTACTGCACCCCCCGCAACGGGGGGTGGATCCGAGGCCCCCGCCGGCGCCGTCGCCGGCGGGGCTCCCTCGACTCCGCCTCCCACAGAGCCCGCGCCGGCTGCCGGCGCCGGGCGCCGCCGGCGGCGGGGCTGATCCCTCCACCACGACCTACTCTCCACGGCCATGCCCGTCGTAGACAAGCGCAATACCATTGAGCACCTCCAGACTGGCGGCTCCGACGTCGGCCTTCAGACGTTTCTGACCGAGGAGGAAGCGATCCTCTACTACGGCGCCGGCTCCGTGGAGGGCTGGTACACGTTCGGCACGTTCGAGGGAGGGACGATCTCCTACAGCCCCGACTCGGAGGACGACATTGACGAGGCCGGGCAGCTGACAGGCAAGACGATCGAGCGCACGCGCAACTTCGTCCTGAACAACGTCATCAAGGAGACCGACGACGTCACGCAGGACCTCATCGATGAGTTGCTGACCAAGGCGTTCCGCAAGTACCGGTACGCGCTGCCGTTCGGCGAAATCCAGACCGACGCAGGCCCGCCCGTGGTGATGAGTCCGGCCCACCAGGTCTACGGCATCGAGCGCGGCAAGGTCACGCCCGGGTTCGAGATCACGCTGGGCGACGGTGAGAAGCGCCTGCGCCCGTTCGAGCTGAAGGCGAGCCACTACCAGGGTACGCCGGCGTTCGTCCGTGCCACGGTCTCCCTCGCCCACGAGGACGACTGGCCCGCCAAGCTGGCGCCGTTCAAGGTCGCCGACGAGGAGTAGTCGGATGGTTCGTGTCCAGCCGCTAGGCCCACGCGACGGATACGTCTTCCTGCGTGGGTCTAGCATGTCGGATGGTGACCTGCGGGCCCTGATCGCCGAGCAGCATCCCGGCCCGCCGCAGACTGACGCCATAGCCTTCCGGCCTGGCGCCGCGGTCCCGCTCGTTGGAGGCGGCATGCGCCGAGGCTACACGGTATCGGCAGCCAAGGGAGCCACATGACGCCGACTGCCCCACCCACACCGACCCTCGGCCAGGCGGGCCAGTTCTTCCGGCTACTCCTCGACCTCGGCCTCGTCGACGCGGTCGAGAAGGCGCAGCGCCGCCCCCCGGCGACGCCGCCAAGTGGCCGGCCGTCAACGCTCGCGGAGGCCTCCGGGGCGGCTGCATCAGCGCCCGCGGAGCCGCCGGCCCCACTCCAGATCAACCTGGGCGAGATCTGGTCACAGATCGCCCTCAATGGCGCGTACACCAGGCTCGCCGTCATCATCTGGGGCGTCACCGAAGAAGAGGCCGAGGGCTACCCCCTCGCGGCGGTAAGGGACGCCGTAACCCCTTTCGCGATCGACTGCTGGGGGCCCTCGCTGGAGCTGCTCGAGTTCGTGCGCGGCTGGGAGTGAGGAGTGAGGGGGCGCCGCCCGCGAACCCTCTTCGATTCGAGGCCGACGACCTCGCGCTCTACCTCGCCGACGGTAAGGCCGTGACGTCCGCGACGGACGCGCTGGCGCTGCCGCTCGCGCGTGCCCTGGAGCTGGGCGCGCGTCTCGAGCACCGCTACCAGGTGCAGAGGGATGAGCTAGCCCGGGCGCGGCCGTTACGCCGCAAATAGGTCCTCCAAGGGCATGGGAAGGCGCGGCTCCGACCATCGGGGCCGTGCTCTATCTTCGTTTCTTTCGCCCCCGTCGTGGCCTCCTCACGCCCCGCTTCGCCACGCAACCTGTTCTGCTCCGTTGCCGATCTTGATTCCGAAGCCGATGTAGAGGCCCTGTTCGTGGAGCGGCTTCTGTCGAAGCTCCGCTATCCAGACGGCACCGTGAAGCGGAAGGACGCGCTTCCGCGTCTCGCCGTGGCGAGGGGGGCGAAAAAGGAGAGGTATCGGCCCGACTATGTGCTCCATGACCAGACGGGCGAGCCATTCGTCGTTGTAGATGCGAAGGCTCCGAACGAGAGCCCGGCCGAGTTCGAGTACCAGGTCACGGGCTACGCCTTCGGGATCAACCGGCGCGTTGCTCACAACCCGGTGCAGTATGCCGTCGTGACCAACGGCCTGCTCACGCTCGTCTATGCTTGGGATAACGACGCGCCGCTGCTCACGCTGCGGTTTGAGGACTTCGAGCAGGACAGCCCCAAGTTCGTTGAGTTCCGATCGCTCCTCTCGTACGGAACACGGCTGGTGCGCGAGGCAACGGCCGACGTATTCCGGTTTGAACGTCCCGAGTTGAATGATCTCGTGAGAACGTTCATCGAGTGCCACGACCTCATCTGGAAGAAGGAGAAGATGGGGCCGACAGACGCTTTCTATGAGTTTGCCAAGCTCATGTTCATCAAGCTCCGGGAGGACAACCGGATCACTGAGATGATCCGGGGCGGAGGCCTCCCGGGGCCCTCGGATTTCAACTTCAGCGTTGACTGGATAGAGAAACAGGTCAGAGCCGACCTCAGCGACAACCCTGTCGGCGACATTCTCTTTACCCGGATCAGGGATGAGTTAGAGGCCCAGATTCACCGCAAGGAGAAGAAGCGGATCTTCCTCACCGGGGAGCGGCTAAGGCTCAGGCTGGACACCGTGTTGGAAGTAGTTCGGCGGCTCGAGCATTTCGACCTCCACGGCATTGACGAAGACCTGAACGGGAGGATGTTCGAGACCTTCCTAAACGCGACCGTTCGCGGGAAGGAGTTGGGACAATTCTTCACCCCACGTAGCGTCACGAAGTACATGACGCGCGCTGCCGAGCTAGAGATCATTGGTGAGGACATACCGTATGTCCTCGATGGCTGCTGCGGGAGCGGTGGCTTTCTCATTGAAGCAATGGCGGAGCTCATCCACGGCCTCGACGCGCGTACGGACCTGACACCGCGGGATCGGCGGAGGCTGAAGAAGAAGGTGTTCAAGGACCATCTGTACGGGATAGACGCAAGCGAGACCATCGCGCGGATCGCCCGCCTCAACATGTATCTCCACGGTGACGGGGGGAGCACCATTTTCGTGGCGGACACCCTCGACAAGAACCTTGCGCCAGAGAAGGGGATGTCTGACGAGCTGCGGGACGACAAGGACGAACTGCGAAACCTCCTCTTGGGGAAGGGCCTCCGGTTCGATGTGGTTCTGACGAACCCGCCGTTCAGTATGAGCTACAAGGCGCATGATGCTCACGAGCGGCGGGTCCTGGACCAATACGCCATTGCGGTTAGCAATGGAAAGTCCTCTGCTTCGGAGCGATCAAACGTCCTGTTCCTAGAGAGGTATCACGACCTCCTGTGTGACGGCGGCGAGCTCCTCACGGTGATTGACAATACCGTACTCAACGGGAAGGAGAGTCAGCGGTATCGAGACTATCTCCAGGAGCGATTCATCATCCGGCAGATCGTAGCGCTTCCCTTTAACACGTTCTTTCGCGCTCAGGCAAACGTTCAGACTTCCATCGTACACCTTCGGAAGAAGGAGCCTGGGGAGGATCAGGGGCACGTGTTCATGGCGGCGTTGAACAACGTCGGTCACGATGACCACCAGCGCTACACGCCTGAACGCGACAACATGAAGCGTCTAATCGAGGTCTACCGGGCATGGAGGCGCACGGGCGAGGTGGAGGAGCTCGTGGAGCCGAATGAGGCGACCGACGAGAACCTCGGATGTCCCTTCCAGACGTGGCTTGTCGCGCCCGAGCACTTGGACTGGACGCGTCTGGATGCCTTCTTCTACGCGCCCGACCTCCGGCGCACGTGGGAGACGTTGATCCAGGGTGCAGCGGCGGATCGTCTAGATCTCCTACGTGGGTCGGACCTTGAGCTCATCCAGCCTATGCGGAAGGCTGAAACGGCGCTTGCTGCCGGAAGGGTATTCCGTTATTTCGAGATTGGAGATGTCACTCGAGCCGGCGCGATCACTTCCTCCCGTGAGGACGTGTTCGAGGACCTTCCGAGCCGTGCACGGTTGCAGCTGCGGACGGACGATGTGCTATTCGCCAAGAACAATAGTTCTCGAGGGACGACGGTCATCGTCCCCCCCGAGTTCGACGGCCATCTCGCTACGACCGGTTTCATTGGTATCCGCCCCCGTGATCACGAGGAAGCCTTGCTTCTGTGGAGCGTGATGGAGTCCGAGACCGTGCGGAGGCAGATCTACTACCTCGCGGTCACGGCGGTGCAGCCGGAGGTCAGAGAGGACATCTTCAGGGAGCAATTCTTTCTTCCCATCCCTAAGGATCCGGCCGTTCGAGCCACGCTCATTGAGCACGCCCGGCGCACCCACGAGTTGCACCGCGAGACCCGCGCGGCGCTGGATCAGACGCTGTTACTTACCGAGTCGTTATTCGAGCCGCCTCCTTAATCAGCCCGGGGGCTTGGTGACGAGGCACTCCGCGGGCCTTATTCGCTGTTAGGCCCAATTGCCTATCGCTGTTCGCGCTGCTCCGCGCGATGCGCCTCCTGGGCGCGCCGCTCGATCGCATCCCACATCACCGAAAGCGACGGGTACTCGGAGCGCAACCACGCTACTGGCAGGTACACGTGATTGCGGCTCACGTACATGCCAACGCCGTCGAATCCCGCGCAGAGGAGGACCTCCTTTTCCCGCCCAGCCGCCGCCGCAGGAGCGTAGACCGTGCCGTCGTCAGCGCGGAATGCCGTCAGTAGCCACTGAGGTGTCTTGGGCGCACCCGCGGGCTTGTCGGCGATGATTCGGAGCATGGGCCGTCAATGGAAGTCCGGGACGTCGACCTGAACCTAATCGCGTCATCTTAGTCGGCGCTGTGCGGCCTTTTTGCATTCCCGTTTTAGGGACGCCGGCGCGGGCAGGAGAGCTTCGGCCGCATGGCCGTGCGCGACCCGCTCCTCCAGCTCTCCGTCGACTTCGACGCCGCCGGCGCCGGCGATGGCGTCACGGCTGAGCTGGTCGAGGCCCAGCGCAAGGCCAACCAGATCCTCGCGGTCGAGGAGCGCCGCGCCACGGCCGCGCGTACCGCCAACTCCGAGCGCCAGGCGATGCGCGAGGCTGCTGTGCGGCGGCGGTTCGCGGTGGCCGCGATCCGGGACGAGACGACCAGGCGCACGCGCGCGATCGACCTGGTGCACCAGCGTGAGATCCGCTCGATTCAGGCAGTGCTGCGCGAGCGCCTGCGCACCGGCGAGATCACCGCCCGGCAGGCGCGCGAACACGAGCGTCGCGCGCGGATCCGAGTCGATCGAGAACGCGACGACCGCACGAGCACTGTCCTGCCGACAGCCGTCGGGCGCCGCGCTGGCGCGCTGGGCGGCCTCGGTCGCCTGGGTGCAATCGCGGCGGGCGGAACGGCGGCGATCGCGATGGCAGCCGGCCTCCGGCGCGCCGCTGACGTGGCGGCTACGTTCGAGGAGCGCATGCACGAGGTAGGCCGCGCCACGGGGCTGACCGGCGAGCAACTGGACGTAGTGGGCGAGGGCTTACTCGAGATGGCGGTGCGGCTGGGGATTGGTGATGAGAAGCTGACCGACATTGCCGCGGCTGCCGGTGAGCTGGGAGTCCGCGGCCGCGAGGACCTGTTGGCGTTCACCGAGGCGGCCGCGCAGATGTCGGCCACCACGTCGCTCTCTGGTGCGGAGGCTGCAGCAGCGCTAGCGGAGATCATCCGATCATACCGGCTACAGGCGACCGACGCGGAGAGGCTCGGCTCTACCGTCCTGGAGCTCGCACGATCGACGCGGGCGGGAGCGGCGGACATTCTCTCGATCGTGGCCGAAGTAGGCGTGGCGGGTGACCAGGCGGGCCTCACGGCACAGCAGGTGGCCGCGCTCGGCGCTACGCTCGTCGACGCCGGCGTCGATGCCAGATCGGCCGGCAGTGCGATTCGCGAAATGCTGGAGCGCACGGCCGAGCGTGGCGCAACCGGCCTCGAGGCGGTGACGGACCTATTGGGTCGAGTTCGGCAGGGCCAGGAGGAGGCGTTCGGGGACCGGTACCAGGTGGCAGTGGCCGCGCTAGCGGCCGAGGTCGATGGGTTGAGTGAGAACCTTGGCCGAGCCGACGAGGCGTACGCCTCCAACACGCGGCTGGCCCAGTCATTCGCAGAGGCGCAGGACCGGCTGAGCGTAGAGTGGGCACGGTTTACAGCGACAATCACCCAGGCGGCGATCGCGATTGGCAGTCACGTCCTTCCATTGCTCACCGGGCTACTGCGCGTGGTCAACCGCCTGACAGGTGGGGGTGCGTCCGCAGCCGATGAGTTCCAGCGGCTCTCTGGGGAGCTGCAGGACCTCGGTTCCCTAGAGCAGGCTACTAGGCGCTACCAACAGCTGGAGAGTGACGGTCTCACGCCAGCATCCGACGCAACTGGGGAGATGCGCGCGCTGGTCGACCAGCTCGCGGCCGCGTACCCCCACTTCGCGTCGGAGACGGACGGTGCCGGCCAGGCGATGCGCCTGTATGCCGACGACATCGCGGCCGCGATCGCGCAGCTGCAGGAGCTACGTCGACAGGAGCAACTGCGCGCAGTGGGGGACGTCGGCCGGGAGTTCGTTCGGGCCGGCCAGCGTCGGAGTGCGGCTGGCACGCGCCGGATGGACGTTCGCGGTGAGTGGCCGATCGAAACCGACGCGGAGATGGGCGAGCGAGCGGCTGACGCGGCAGAGGACATGCGGCAGGCAGTTCGCGACATGGCTGACACGTTCAGAACGCTCGCTGGCGACGCGGACCGAACCCAGCAGGCAGTCGCCGCACTGACGGCCGCCGGCGTCGACGAGGCGACAATCGCGCGCGCCCGCGCTGCGGCTGCAGCGCCGGCCGGGCCCGGCCCACGACCTACGGTACCGCCCCCGCCGCGGCGCACACCACGCGACCGCGGCCAGGAGCGCGCCGAGGATGCCGCGGAGAAGCTCTCTGAGCTGCTCGAGCAGCTCAACGCCGAACGCATCGAGGACGAACTGGAGCGACAGCTGGAGGCCCTCAGGGTGCGATTCGATCGCGAGCGCGAGGAGATCCAGGAGACCGCCAAGCTCGCGTTGACGCAGGCGGGCCTGACCGGGGACGAGCGCCGGCAGATCCACGAGCAGGAACGAGACGCGCTCGCGGCTATCGACATCGTCGCTCAGCGTGAGTCTGACGAGCTACGTGAGGAAGCCGCCGAGAAGCGCCAGCGCGAGGAGGCGTCGGCGGCGCAGGACCGCATCCGCGCGGAGCGTGAGATCGTCGACGAGCGCGCACGGGCTGAAGCGCTGGCCCGCGACGACACCCGTGACGAGCATGGCTTCAAGCACCGCCTCGCGCGTATCGACGAGGAGTTCGACGAGCGTCGTGCGGCTGCCGAGCGTGCATTCCAGTACGACGCGGAGCTCCTCGACAACTCGATGGCGGAGGAGGAGGAGAGGATCGCGCGCCGTGAGGGGCTGGAACTGAAGCTGTCCAACGACCTGCGCGAGGCGGAGCTCGAGCGTGTGCGCGCTGTCGCGCGCCTCGAGGAGATCGCGGCCGAGAAGCGCCGGCGCGATGCGGAGGACGCGGAACGCCAGACGGAGGACCTGATCGCACAGGTCAGGCGGTATAGCGACGAGGTCGTGGACACCCTGCTCGACTCAGCCAGTGCGCAGCGGGCCATGACGGAAGCGCAGGTCGGTCTGCAGCGCCTGGCGTATGAGGAGGAGCTGCAGGCCCTGCAGGACAGCCTCCGCGATCGCGAGATCTCGCAGCGCGAGTACGACCTGCGCGTCCGCGCCCTCACGGAGAACCGCGCCGCGTTCGAGCAGGAGGTGGCCGCCGACAGCGCGGGGTTCGTGGAGCGCACCCTCCGCGGCGGCGTCGGCGTCGTCCGAGAGGTCCTACGCGAGGAGATCAAGGAGCGTGTTGCGGCGGGCCTAATGCAACTCCTGGTGCACCAGTCGACGGAGGCAGGGAAGACGACGGCGACGGCGGCCGGCTCAACGATGCGCCAGGCGTTCAACCTGGCCGAGGCGGGTACGTCGCTCTACAACGCTGCCGCGTCGATTGTCGACGCGGTGGCCAGCGTCATCAAGAGCATCGTGAAGGTGGTTCCATTCCCCTTCAACCTCGCCCTGATCCCGTTGGGCGTTGGCGCGGTGTACGGCGCGTACCGAGGCGTCCGCGGCCTTCTCGGCCTCGCCGAGGGTGGCTTTGTCGGGGCGCCCGGCGGCCGCGGCCGCGACACGGTCCCGGCCATGCTCGGCCTCGGCGAGGCGGTGCTCAACCACCACCAGCAGCAGCCTGTCGACGCCGCGCTGCGCGCGACGTACGGATGGGGTCTGGACGACCTGTTCGCCCGCGAACGCAGGCCCCACTACCTGGCTAGCGGCGGGTTCGCTGGCGTGCCGGCGCCGGCTTCGTTCAACCCGCCGTCGACCAGGCTACCGGCCGACATGCCGGTCGCCGTCGACCTCACGCCGCTCCAGGATGAGCTCCGCGCCATGCGTGCCGAGCAGGCGCGCCAGGCGCGCGCGCTCCAGAACGCCGTGGCTGCGAGCGCGGCGCAGATCTCGGGTTCGGTCGGCGAGCCGCAGCGGGCCCGCCGCCTAGTCCAGGCTGCCGAACTGCGCGCTCGCGCCACGGACCCGCGCCGGCCGAAGTAAGCGATGCCGTACGAGCTCCGCGTGACCGTATCGGATGGTGCCGGGGGCACTGAGGAGCACGTATACACCGACGCGCCGGCCGAAGGCGGTGGCGCCGGAATCCTCGAGGACCAGTTCCGGGTGACCCGCGAGGCCACGGATCAGGAGATCCGCGTCGGCGACCTCGAGCTCTCAGTCGCCGCGCCGTTCCTGGGCGCATCGAGCCGCAGTGAACTCCCACCTCCGCTGATACCCGGCGTCAGGCGCGGCCGCGGCATGTACCGCGCCGTGCTCACGCACACGGCGGCGGCGGGAGGGGACCCGGTGGTGATCCTCGACGGCGCGATCGCCATCGTCGATGTCAAGCATGAGTCTCTGGCGAACAATTTCCGGTTCCCGCTCGTGGCTGCGGCCGTGAACGATTTCTGGACCCGGCTGGGGGAGTGGTCGTTCGGGGATTTGACCTCCGGCGAGTACGCCGCACTCGAGACTGTCGAGATGCCGTATGCCTACGAGCGGACGACGCAGTGGGGGCCCTACAGCACGACCCGCTGGTTCTATTCCGATGTAGACGGGAGCCCCGTCTCGCGGACGATGCCGGTGTTCCCGTTGCCCGCGCTGCTGGCTGACGTGCTCCCTCTGGCGGCCGAGCCGGCCGGACTCGGTGACATCGAGTTGGTAGGCGAGCTGCCGGCCCTGTCGTATTCGGTGAGCTACGTCGACAGCAACACCGACCCGCAGACGATCACGCGAGAATCCACGCCTCACGTGTTCGGAATGGGGTTGCGCAAGGGGTCCTCGACGATCGGTCACGAGAACCCGACCCTGCCGGCGTGGACCGCACGGATGCTGTGGGAGGCCGCGCTGGCGGCCTTCGGGTGGCGCGCCCGGGCGGAGTACGCGGCCTACCCGTCGACGGCGATCAACATCCGCGTATTCGCGGACACGCTGCCCACGTCGACGGACGGAGCGCCGGACCTCGCGCCGCGCCTCGCGAAGAGCGGCTACACTCGCGGGGCGGAGCCCGGGTCGACCGGCGGGTTCGGCATCGTGCACGCCGGCGAGTTCGCCCCGGTGCCTCCGCTTCCCACGTACGCACGGCTGGTGGGCCTCGGCCTGACCGGGGTGCCGGCAGGGCATGGCCTGATCGGGACGCCCCCGCCGGCGCCGGCGAACATCGCCCTCGACCAATGGACATTCGTCAAGGAGCGCCGCGGCGTGGCGCGACGAAGCGACCCCGAGCCGACAGCGGACGACGTTCGTGAGACGCGCTTCACGTTGCCCATGATTGCGCCCCCAGAGGAGGAGGGCTTTGAGCTCGAGACGGACGACGTCGAACCCGACCTGACGAACCATCCGGACTACATCGAGCGCGTCATTTACGGCGCTCCGCTCCTACCGGCGGAGGACGCCGATGCAGGATTCCTCTGCGCTGTCCACGCAAAGGATTCGGTGCACTGGCTGTTGCATGCGCGCCGCGTGCTCGCCGTGCCTGGCGACGGCCAGCACACGCTTGTAAACGAGGTCTGGGCCCGGGAGCTGTATGCGCTGCGTGGCGCCTCAGTGGCCCCTCTGGAGGCGGCCGAGGGCGAGTTCAACGTGCAGGGCCTGGTGTATGAGCCGGGCAACCCTAACGCGTGCGTCGCACTCGAAGGCGTGGCATGGGAGGTGAGGCGAGAGGAGCGCGAGGCGAGCGCGGATGTCGCGACGCTGGCACTGGTGCGCCCGGTGGAGGGAGCAGAGCTGCGGCCGGCCCTGCCGCCCGCTCCTGGTGCAGTCAGCGACCTGCGCGCCCGCTTCCACAGGGTCGTCAACTTTCCGCCGTCCGAACACCATTACACGGTCGTTTCATGGTCACCGCCCTCGGTGATCGCACCGGCGTCCTACTACGCAGCAACGCTCGCCCAGGTGGATGGCCCGACAAAGAACATCATCTCCTATGGCCCCGCCCTGCTCTTCGACCAGGCGACGGTGCCCCCAGACGAGGAGTTCAGCCTGGACGTCACGGCCGTGGGCGAGAACGCCCTGGCCGGCCCCACCGTCAGCATCGCGTTCACGACGACCGAGGACGACATCGTAAACCCGTGAACGGATGCTGACCGGCCCGCCGCGCCTGGGAGGAGAGCTCCAGCCCTACGCCTCGTTGGAAGGGCCGATGGAGTGCGCCTGGGACGCCTCCGAATCGATCATCCGTGAGTATGCCGACGGCACGATCGAGGTCGTGCAACGTCGTGAGCGCCTCCTCGGGCGATTCTCGATCACGGGCTGGGACGAGGACGACGCAGAGGCTTTGCTGGAGCTTATCCGAGAGCCGTTTCTGGTCTGCCCGAGGACGTGGGTTGAGGGCGATCCAGGCAGCGACACGGACGAGCTCGAGGTGCTCTGCCGTTTGACGAACCCGCGAGTCGCGACGAGCCCATTGTTCCGCCGCGACCACGCGACGGGCCGGCCGCTGTGGCTCATAGAGGTCGAATTCGAGAGCCTGACGCTGGACCAGGGCGCGTACGCGCCACCGGGTGGGGGCGGGGGTTCGTGTGTGTCCCCCGACGCCCCGGAGGAGGTGGTGCTTACGCTGGAGGGCACGATCCTGACCGCCTCGTTTAACCCGGTGACGACGCCGGTCGACGACGTTGTGCTGTACCTGGTGTGGTGGGGGTCGGAGAGCGGCGTCTACCCCAATGTGTTCCCGGTGGTGGTCGCGGACCTCGGCGATCCCGACGAGTCGCCAGTTGTCGTGACGCTTACGGGTGCGGCCAATCCAGAGGGCACCTACTACGGGGTCGCGTCCCGGGAGCTGCGAGAGCAACCCCAGCGCCGAGGTGACGTCCGGGCCTCCCGCGCCGGTGCCGCCGCACGACGCCCTGCTCATCTTCGCAGACGGCTTCGGCACCCTGGAGACGCCGGGTCTCTACCGGCTGGCGATAGCAGACGACGTTGCGACGCCGTCGCTGATTCTGGAGGAGACCGGCGACCCAGACACGGGGATTGGGATGTGGTTCTCATCCGCGGCGGCGCAGCATTACACGGCCGGGAGCAAGCTCTACTTCACGGACCGTGACCTCACTGCCTCGATGCCCTTCCCGATCATGCTGCGCCGGGTCAACATCGACGGTACGGGGCTGGAGACGCTCGACGCAAACCTCGTAGCGACTCTGCCTGACAGCCAGGTTCAGGTGGGGCCACTCGCCCTCGCCGCGGACTCCCTGACGGGGGACGTGTACCTGATCGCACGCTGTGAATCCGATCAGACGTTCTCGAAGCTCTGGCACCGGGATGGTGGCACGGGAGATTGGACACTACTGAGGACGTTCTCACAGTTCGACTACCACTTCCGTGACATGCAGGTGGACGAGTCCGGGGGAAAGCTGCTGATCTCGCGTCGGCCTGGCGGCGGCAGCGAGGAGGGGGTCTATGTGTTCGATCTAGCGGACGTGAGCACAGTGGAGGAGGCGGCAATCGTAGTCAGTGACGGTGCTGCGCCCCCGTTCTGCGCCACGCCGTCACACATGCTCATCGAGCAGCACGTGGGGTCACCCTCGCCGTTCTGGGAGCTGCGAGAGTGGCGCCGGTCGGACTATCTGCCCGCGGCGGCCCCGCTCGCCGTGGCTGATGATGGATTCGGGGGGATCGCGCGCGTCGGGTCGACGTGGTACGCACGCGAATACGACGACGATAGCGGCATGTACGGCCTCGTGCGGGTGACGGTCGGCGGTTCGCCCGGGATCACGCAGGCAGGCGTGTTGGAGTGGCCCTGGGGCCTGATCGGCCCCAACCCTACGTCGGCGATGCCGTGA